GACCGCAGTAAAGAAGCAATCGCTTCATTTTTTGAAAAAGATTTAAACATATTTAATTATGAGTTCTGAAAAAATAGGTTTAGTGTTGTCTCACATTTTTGTCAGGCAGGGTGAAGAATACAAGTTTGATTGGGTTGAATCTGCTCTTAAAAAATATAAGGAATTAAATATAAATTTCTTTATAGTATTATCTGGACATGGTGTTCAGCCTCCAGAAAAACTATCTAGTTTGGTTGACAAAGTTTTTTGGAGAGACTCTGTAATGGAAAATCAACTAGGAAAAGGCCACCCTTACTTTAGTTTAGAGGGTTTTAAAATGTGCGACGAAGCTTCTTGTAAAATGACTTTAAAAAATAGAGCTTATGATTATGTAACATCTAAAGATTTTCTAGATAATAATCTTGTTGTTAGCGAGCAGACTAGTCTTAGTTGTAAGATTATTGGTGATTTATTTTTGTATGGAAATACTAAATATTTGTTACAATGGTGGAGCAAAAATCCTTGGGATTATTCTGTAAATGGTTTAACTAATCTATACAGAAATATGCCAGATGACTTTTTAAAACAAGCTGTTTTCAAAAACCCAGAAGAGTTAGGGTGGAAGACTTTCGAAGATAATTCTGATTGCTTTTGGGGTCATCATAAAAACTATGAGTGGTATGGAGGAGACGGTATAAAATGATTTTGATATCACATAGAGGTAATCTAGAAGGCCCATCTGATCTAGAAAATCACCCAATACAAATCAAAAAAGTTTTAGATCTAGGGTATGATTGCGAAATAGATTTATGGTGTGAATATGGTAGATTTTTTTTGGGTCATGATATACCAGAATATTGCATTCACCCTACGTTTCTGGATAGAAAAGGTCTTTGGATACATTGCAAAAACTTAGAAGCTTTGAATGCCTGTTCCGCCAATCAAAATTATTTTTGGCACGAAAAAGATTCGTACACCTTAACCTCTAATAATTACATTTGGACATTCCCCAATCAAAAAGTTGGAAAAAAATCCATCATAGTAGATAATAGTGAAAATTGGCAGTCTAAAAATTATGATTGCTTTGGAGTTTGTAGCGACTACATTATATGAAAAAGGTTATTATCACAGGGGTAACAGGTCAAGACGGCAGCTTTATGGCTGATTATCTCTTAAAGAATACAGAGCATACTATTGTTGCTGGTGTTCGTAGGTTAAGTGTCAAGAACCATAAGAATATCGCTCATTTAGTAGATAATCCACGCTTCAAGCTTATTGATCTCGACGTTGCAGATCAGGCTAACACAGATATAGTAATATCGGAGGAAAAGCCAGATTACTTTATTAATTTTGCAGCGAATTCTTTCGTGGGTGTAAGCTGGAAAATGCCAGTGAATCACATGGAGACTAACGCTATGGCGGTTTTATATCAACTTGAGGCGATACGCAAACATTGCCCCAATTGCCGCTACTATAATGCTGGCTCCTCAGAGGAGTTTGGGGACGTTTTGCACTCTCCTCAGTCAGAGTTCCATCCTTTACGCCCAAGAAGCCCCTACGGGGTTTCTAAGGCTAGTGCAAGGCACATGGTTAAAGTTTGGAGGGACTCTTACGATTTATTTGCCATTCAAGGTTGGTTATTCAATCACGAAGGCACTCGTCGAGGGGAAGAGTTTGTCACTCGTAAAATCACCAAAAACGTAGCTCGTATTCAAAAAGAATATGCTAGTGGAGAGTTTAAACCTCTAGAATTGGGCAACGTAGATACTATGCGAGACTGGAGTGACGCTGAAGATTTCGTCGAAGGTATTTGGTTGATGCTTAATCAAGAAAAACCCAAAGAATATGTTCTTTCTTCAAATGAGACTCATACTATTCGTGAGTTTGTCGAGGAAGCGTTTAATTTTGCTGGCTTTGGTTCCGAGAAGTGTCGTTGGGATGGGCATGGGGTCAATGAGAAATATTACCACGAAGATAAGATTCTCGTACAGATCAATACAGACTTTTATCGCCCCGCTGAAGTTGAGCTTCTTTTGGGGGATTCTGATTTAGCTAGAAAAGAATTAGGTTGGAAGCCAAAAACAGATTTTTTAGGTTTGGTGAGAAAAATGGTTGCACACGATATTGATCTATGCTAGGATAACTTTATGCCAAGAGGTAAAAAGCAATGCCCTAGCTGCGAAGATTTTGTCGCAACTAGGGCTTCTTGTTGTGGTTGTGGTCACATCTTTACAAAAAAGAAAGATGGCGAATCTAAAAAGGTGAAACCTAAGACTACCAAACCCAAGATAAGCAAAATAGACATCTTAAAAAGGCTAGTTGAAGACCCCAAAAATAATAAAAGATTTTTTTATGCTAGGGAGATGAAGATGCTGAATGATTTAGTGGATCTCTATTCACTTGAATTCATGAATGTGGTCAACCTCGGTAGGAGATTCGAATCCTTAGCTTACTTTAAACATTCAAAAGTTAAGGAGAAGCTTGACAGGAGGTTCAGAGAGTTTAATTATGTGACAGACAAGTCACGATATCCCGAATACAATCTAGGTGAAAAAAGCGGCGAAGATCGATTCGTCAAGAGAAAGAAGAAAACAGTAAAAGACTTTTTAGAAGAAGAATAATATGGCTAATAAAAAAACAGTAGGAACACTCGACTCCAAAAATCTAGTTGGTAATTTTTTGAAGAATAATAAAGAAGATCACTTCAACTATGAAGAACAGGTAAGCTACAGGGTATCAAGTGGGTCTCTGGAGTTCGACCATCATCTTGATGGCGGCTTTGGCCCCGGGTTGCATAGGTTTGTCGGAATGAATGAAGGCGGGAAGACTTCAGCCTCTTTAGAAGTCATGAAGAACTTCTTGAAGATGCCTAAATCAAAAGCGGTTTACTTCAAAGCGGAAGGAAGACTTTCTGACGAAATGATTAAGAGGTGCGGAGTAAAGTTTGTCTCCACTCATGAAGAGTGGGAGGAAGGAACATGCTTTGTATTTGAGTCCAATATTTACGAGACTGTAGTAGATTTAATGCGCCAGTTAGTCTCCTCAAATGAAGAGAAAAATAAATATTGCTTTGTGCTAGACTCCGTTGATGGCTTAATTAAGAAAGCCGACAATGCAAAAACATTTGAAGAGTCTTCTCAAGTAGCTGGGGGTGCAAACATTGCTGCTACATTTATGAAGAAAATGTCAATAGCTCTTGGTAAAAGGGGTCATATGGCAATCTTCGTTTCTCAGGTTAGGGCAGATATTAAGCTAGACCCATACTCAAAAGCTCCTATTCGCCAGACAACTGCGACAGGTGGCAATGCTCTACTCCACTTCGCAAACTGGATCATTGAGTTTGAGCCTCGTTTCGGTGGAGATCAGATATTACTCAATCCATCTGTAAAAAAGATGGACCCAAAGACTAATCCAGCTATTGGGCATTACGCTAAAGTCGTTGTAAAAAAATCTCCAAACGAAAAGACTAATACTCGGATATCTTATCCGATCCGTTATGGAAGAACTGGCGGCAACTCAATCTGGGTAGAGAAAGAGGTTGTCGGAACTCTTGAAGCTTGGGAGTTCATCAAAAAGGCTGGAGCTTGGATCTCTATTACAGAAGACTTCAGAGAAGTCCTTTCTGAAGGAGGCTTTGAGCTTCCTGAAAAAGTTCAGGGGGAGAATAAGTTATTCTCTTTGATTGAAGATGACTCAGCCCTCTGCCAATATTTAGTAGCGTATTTTAAGAAAATGTTCAGCGGCCAAGAATGAAATTTTACTCTACAGACGGCAAGTTAAGAAACCTTAAAAATCCCAGAAAATATCATATAGATTGGGAAGCTTCTAGCCGAAGCAAGTTTCAGAAAAACGTAAAAGACTTCCTCTACCCATACTGGAGTACTGATGTTGTTTTTGAAGAGTTCAGAGTAGTTGGTAGCCGATTGTCATTAGACTTTTACAATGCTAATAAAAAAATAGCCATTGAAGTTCAGGGCGCTCAACATACGAAATACGTCAAACATTTTCACAAGAACAGATTTAAGTTTTTAGACCAACTGAAAAGAGATCAAAAAAAGCTCGACTTCTGCGAGATGAACGATATAAAACTGGTAGAGATATACCCCAATGA